ATTTGTTGGGCTGCGCTCTCTTCTATAGCAAACCTATCCCATCGTTCCATTATGACTTTCATTTCTTTTGACATAATGAACTCCTAAATTGTGTACATGTAAGAGAAGGTGTAGGGGTCTCGGATATAGCCCTTACGGATAGAACCCTGTTCATCGCGATGTGGTACTTCACCAAGCTCTGTGGAATCAGTTTTGTCTGGATTAGTATAATCATCTTTAAAGCCAGCAATATCGGCTTCGACTTTTTCAAAATATGGTCTTTCTTCTGTAATAAATTTTTCAATACTCACAAGCGCAAATTTGGCAGCATTTAGTTTGCCATCTGCTGCTTCCTGTAGTTTGGCTTCCATGGCACCATAATAAGAGCCACCCTGAATTGACTCGGGTATAATAATGCCTTTACGAACAAGATGTGCAAATAATCTATTTTGTGCGCCATAAGTAAAATCAGTCATTGTTTGTTTTGGAAAAGCAGTAATCTTTTTATCTTTACCAGAAAGCACAATATCAATATCGCCATGATCAAAAATCATTAAATCACCGCTAAGAGATTTGCGAATATCAAGTTCAAGTGTTACAGTAGGAGGGGGAGTTTTTGGCTTTATTGTTACTTTAACTGGCTCTGGGACCGGTACAATTCTAACTGTTACTGGCATCGTTATAGATTTCCTTTACCAACTCTTGTGTTTTCATAATGGTCAACAGGGTGGATTCGTTCAGACTAGTTTCTTTTGAAAGATTTTCTAGCTTTTGTCTCACAGCATTTGTCTTGCGAACCATCTCGGGATCATTAGCGACCTCTTCTACATTGACTGCTTCGGATAGAGATTGTTTTAGTCTTCCAAGTTCCCTATTTAGGTATATTTTGGTTTCAAGTTGATCGTGCGAGAAAGATGAAATATAATGATTAAGAAGTTGCTTTTGTTCTTGTAATAAAGAGTCGCCATATTTAGAGTTAAACTTTTTAGTAAAAGTTTTGAAAGTTATGCTATCTATTGGTTCAAGCGATCTTGTCTCTACAGTACCAATCATTCCATTAAGAATTTTATTTTCAAGCATTACTTTTTGCTTTGGAGAATTGGTATTAAACATTTTTGCGATTGTTGCAAGGGACTTATAGTTTGGAACAAAATTATTGAATGTAGCTGGGCTGAGTTCTTTGTTGATATCATTAATAATTTCAGTTTGCTGCTTAAACAATCCATCAGGGTCTATAAGGCGCTTGGCAACCATTACAGCTTCTATAATTTTTTTACTAGTGGTTTCATCTAGGTTCTGATTTTCATACAAAGAACGATAGCATTCAAGGTCTTTCTTGAGTAATGAATCTCCTGTAAAATGTTTACGAATAATAGAAACCACTTTTTGTTTTGTTTCATGATCTCCTTTAATGATAGCAACAGTTGCTTCACGAGATAAAGCCTCGAAAACAAAAGCAGTATTACGCTTCTTATTGTGTTTATTTTTCATCTTCATTCTCCGTAGTCTTTGTCTCTAGGCTTTCAATAAGCATTTTTACTGAACTGTTTACTTCAAGAAGAGCTACCTCTTCTTCTTGGTCTCGCAAGTAATTAGGGTCCTGCTCTTCATAAATACCCCTAGCTAGCGATCTTAGTTCTGAAGCTCCGATATTATTTGTTCTATATGTATTCATTTCAGGAGTCGGAATTCTTGCGTAGTTGCGAGTTCTTGCACCTGATGGTCGTTTATCTACAGCAACTTTTCGGTATTTTTTGCCCTTTCCACTATCATATGTGGGGCCTGTTCTTGCACGTTTACCAAGAGATTTAGCAAGCCGTGGTGAATTACGAGAGCCGGGAGGTGCCGCTAATAGTGCTGAATCTTCACCACCAGTTTCTGCTCCAGCATCCCCGGCGCCAAGATCACCGCCGCCTTCGTCGCCGCCACCAAGATCAAGTTCTCCACCTTCTTCGCCACCGCCAAGGTCAAGTCCTCCACCAGCCTCACCGCCTCCAAGATCAAGACCTCCACCAGCACCTGCTTCTCCACCAGCAGCAGCTTCAGCCACCGATTCAAGTGAAGTATCATGCTTACGATCGTAAAATTGTTCACGTTGATTTCTAAGAAACTCTTCATGAGACATACCAAAAATATTGTCTGCCACCCAACGACGTGAAAAATATCCTTCTGTAGCAGAAGCAGCAATATCAAATTTGGTCTTCCAGTGTTCAAGTTCTTGCAATTCGGCAATCTTACTTGGGTTGTTAAGAGACAGTTTAAAGTTTAGTAGATCTTCGCCTCTATAGCCCAAAGTGTAAAGATGAATAATTCCAATCTTTTCTAACTCGTGTAGCACTGAACGCTGTAGGCGTTGGATGGTACGAGCGAATCGTATATCTTTAGTAGCAAGGGTGGTCTTGTCTTCTTGTGCGCCTTCGCCCATGGTCAGGTAAGTCTGTGGAATCTTGATCGCTGAAAACATTTTGTCGCGAAGATATTTAATGTCATCAATTGCAGTTGTGTTCTGACCAGCACCAAGATTTTGAATATCAGTCACAGAGCCTGCACGTACAGGAATATAATAGTCTTCTTCAATTGAAAGCGGATTATAACGAAGATCAACACGTCCTGTATCTTTATCAACAATTGTGTGACGCTTCAACTGGGTAACAATCTTCTGCATGTATTGTTCAACTTCTTGCGGTGGTATCGCGCCAACATCAATCTTAAATACCTTTCTTTCAGATGAACGAACAATACGGTACGCCATCATAGCGTCTTCCATTAGAGTAAGCTGTCTCCAAATACGACGTGCGGGTTCAAGGACAGAAGTACCATATGGAGAATACTTGTCATTACCAAGAATACGGAAGTGAGCAACCTGCCAGTTTTCAAATGTCATTCCAGCAGAGTTCCACTGATATTGGATGTAGTTTGGGTTTGTAGCATCAAGACCTTCTAGTCTTTCAACTTCTTGCAGGGGCAGAGCTATAGTTGATTGAATTCCATTTTCGTCATCAATATCAAGATAGAGAATAAAGTCTCCGTATTTACACATGGTGCGACACCAACCAAAAAGGTTGTGCTCTATATTCATAACATTATGATATAAAATATTTAAAACTGTTTTGATTTCATCATTACGACATCTAATGTTTAACATAGGCGAGAGTGCTGAAAATGTGGTCATTTCATCTGCATAAATATCCAAAGCAGAAGCTAACTCTGGCATATATTCCATTTGATCAAAATCGATGTAGCGCTCTGACCTGCGTTGATTTGCTATAGCATTAGCAGCAATGGTGTCAAGAGGATTGTAAGACTGTTTTTTGAACTGCTGACCGGACGCTGTTTTAAATCTTGAAGAATATTTATCAAGATGTTGTCTTCGTATTTTACGACCAGATTCTGATCTGTAGCTTATAATTGGTCCAGAAAAAAGTCTAGTTAGAGACTTGAATAACTGCGATTCTCTATTTGCTGGATTTTTACCTTGTTTTGGATTTTGTGGTGCCATTAAATTCTCACTTGATTATCCACATGTATTGGGAATATAGGTTTCTTGCTTCGTTCATCTTACTAGTATTATCTTCACCTGTGTAGCCAATTTGTCCTTTGATTTGGGTGTTTAGAGTGGTTCTGGAAGTCATTATTGAATCTATAAATGCTTTTTGATAATTTAAGTCTCGGGCGTTTGTTTGTAGTGCTGTGTCTCTAACCCAGCAACAAATTGCAAGAGCCATTACCAAGTCATCATTATAGCCTCTCATGGCTTGTGGTTTTCCGTTATACCAAATAAAAGTGCGAAACTCGTTTGCTAAACGTGAAGAATACGTCTTAATTAGTTTGTTTCGTATAAACTCTTCTAGTTTAGCGACAATAAGCGGTCTTGTCTTGCTTGTCGTTGAGAATCCAGCTACCGCCCCCGTTCGGTGTTCACCAAGATGTTGATTAATATATTCATGCGTAGACTTAATAGAATAATAAAGATTTGGATATCCATACTCAATGAGCTTATCTATCACGGTATAACCAATAGAATTGTTTTCTACAACCATCATGGCATTTCCAAATTCTCTACCAACTTGGTTTAGCATATTTGCATACAAGTCGGGAGTAGGCTTGCCCATATATTCGCCAACAATTTCCATTGTTTCAAGTTTTAAAATATGAAATGTGGAACTATCAGCACCCTCTCCTCTTGCCACATCAGCAGACATAAGGTAATTGCAAGATGGGTCATACTCTTCCCAAATCCAAAAGTTTCTATCAAAACCAGTTTTATGCTTGGGTTCTTTAATATTCTTAAGAATCCATTCCATATTATCTGGATCGATTACAGTTTCACCTGAAGTGTTGAAGTTGCATTCTAATTCCTGTGCTATCTGTCTTCTAGACATGTTTTTGGTTTCTTTCTTAAACCATTCTTCATCTCTATCTGGATGCACATACCACATCAAAGTGGTAAGATTGAAGTTGTTTTCTCCACTCTCGGCACCCGTGCAAGTTTTATGAAACCAGTTTCCAACACCATTAGGAGTAGATATAGCAATACAACGACCACCAGTTGAAAGTGTTGGATACAGACCAGTCCACAAATCTTCAAGACCTTCGATGTGTGCGGCTTCGTCAAGAACAAGAAGAGATAGTGCCTCGGAACGACCAGCATCGCCAGAGGTGGAAGCAGCCTTAATAGAAGAACCATTAGACAACTCAAAGGACGTGCGGTTGTCGGTTGTAATGTTTGCAATCCTGATCCAGTCAGGAAGGTTCTTCATAATGTTCTTAACTTTACGAACCAAGTTTCCTGCTGTTTCAAACTTGGTTGCCATAAC